TATTCTCGAGCGTATTAAGTACACCACAGCCGATTCTATCGATGTGGACATGCTTGCTCGTTACTTCGGTCTTGAGCGTGGCATTCGTGTTGCTGAAGGTCGTTTCTTGGCTGAAAACGGTCAACTGCTGCCCGTGTTCCCTGAGAATGGCATTCTGTTATTCTACAGCCCCAACGGTCCTTCCGATGCTGTGATGCCTTCCGGTGGTGCTAATGCAGCCACTCCTGCTTTTGCTTATACATATCAATTGACTGGCACTCCTGCCGTTCGTCCTGAATATTACATCCGTGAGCGCCGCGTTGTTCGTGCAGAAATTACTGTAGAACGTGCAGTGCATCCCGTGGGCCTCGGCACCACCGGACTCATCGGTTCTGGCGCGATGATCACCAACATCTTGGCTTAAGCCAGGATATATGAGGAGGTGACCCCATGGCTATTTTACGTCCATTAACAAAAGCGCAATACGAAGTATCTTTCACCGCTTCGGGTGGTCCTACTTTTACTGCTGTCTTTACTGAGTTTTCTGGTATCACTGATACCAGCGAATCTTCAACCTACGCCAACGGAACTGGCAATAGGATTTATCATGTTGTTGGTCCACGCACCGCCGACGAAATAACTCTTACTGCTCCTTACGATCCTGCTATCTTTAAACCTCTTGAACAGTTTTGGAATGCTTATAACTGCAATCCAATCACGGTTACCGTAACTCCTCGTAGTTGCGACGGTTTACAGTCTGGTCCTGGTGGTGGTCAATACATTCTTTATGAATGCTTATTAACTTCCATCACTACCGCTGAAGTAAGTCGGGAATCTGGTGATGTTCAGACAATTGAAGTTTCAATGACCGTTAACTACTTTGAACGTAATTAGGTTTTCGCCTAATTAAATTTCGCTATACTGCCCTCAGGTTTACCCCCTGGGGGTTTTTTATGCTTTTTTATAAGAAAATATGATTAAGCACGTTAAAAAGGGTAAAACATATTCAGATTTGACCAGTACGGCTGGAGGGCAAAATTAGTAAGACAACATTTTCTAGCGGCGTTATCGTTACATCAACATGGTTGAATGGGGCGAAAAACATTTATTTTGACGGTCAAGATCTTGATTGGCACTACCCACCCCTTGGACTCGATTCGCTTCAATTTTCGGGTGCCAATGGCGTTGACTCAAGATATGTAACTTTAGCCGGAGAACAATCCGGTTGCTTCAACACTCCTCCAATTTCCGGCGCTAAAACTGTAACCGGACCTTGGAACTTTGGGTATTCTCAAACATCTGGAACATCCTGCTTTGACCTTGGAATTCCACCCAATAATCCCCTAAATGCGCCGCTGTCATTTACAACTAATACTAAATTTAATTTTGCAGGTGGGGTGATTTCGCCCACGTTCGATCAAAAATTTTCAAGTATGGATGATAACGATTTAGTCACAATATTCATATTGAAAGAACGCTTATCGCGGTTATATATCGATAATGGATTTTACGCGAGAGCTGATTCTACTTGTAATAATTACGCCGGTACTTCTGCTTCTAACCAGTGCCCCATAGGTTAGTAAAAAATGCCACGTTATGCACCACTTCCTGCTGTAAATATAGATCCACGGTCGGAAGCCGAGATAGTCAATCAAGCAGCTAAAAGAGTTTATGATGCGAGTAACGCAAAATTAAACGACTTTAGTGCTGGCAACCCAATGATGGCTCTGATAGAGGGCCAGGCATTTGCGCAAGGTGAATTTCTTTTCTGGGCGAATCAACTACCTGAATCAATCCTGATTGAATGGATAGGTCCTTTTCTGGGAGCTTTGCGGCGACTGGGGACTCCCTCTATATCGCGTTTAACTCTTCAAATTGCTCCCGGAGCTTTTCAAGATCTTTTGCCTGCTGGCACAATTTTTACAACCAATTCAAATTTAACAAATGGCGAAGCAATATCATTTGTTACAACTGAAGATTTATTCTTTGCAGCAACTGAGAGTTTTGGTACGGTCACAGTAAGTTCAACTTTAGTAGGCGCTTTCAATAACGTAGCTCCAAATACCATTACTCAGGCGCCTTCAGAAACGCTTCAATTTGTTTCAGTTACAAATACTATAGCTGCAACTGGCGGTTCTGACACAGAAACTTTAGACGCGGTTAAAGAAAGATTTTTTACTCTTATACGACGCCGTAATCCAGTTTCTTCTCAGGATTGGCAAGATCTTTTTGAAGATCTCTTTGGTGTTGGTACGTTTACATCAGTTCTTGCAAATCGCTCAACAAAAGATTCATTTATTTGGCTAAACGATTATGTTTTGTCGGACGGCCATGTATCGTTTTTCTTTTTAAACCCCGACGGTACAGAACCAACAATAGAACAAGTTAAACGTGCACAAAATGTAGTTAATTTTTCATTGCCTATTGAGATGCAAGGGCATGTATATCCCCTTGATCTTAGCCAAGTTGAATATAATATCGAACTTTTTTATGATCCTACTGCTGAATATGCTGGAAATCTTCGTAATTTCTCGCTACGGGTTAGAGATAATTTATTCCAAATTATGACTCCTGGACAGATATTTCCGTCAGGATATGAACAAACAGTTTCAGATATTAACTCTGCTCTCCTCGAAACATTTCCTCCAGAAACTAAATATTCTGAACCAGATATTATTTCGGCCGTTGCCTATAATACACCCTTAGGATTAAACCGCACATCAATTATTACAGCGTCAGTTAAAAACTTTGAGCCACAATCAAATACATTACAAGTCAATGATCTTCTTACAATTGGTGACCCAAATTCAGGGCTAACTGATTCAGCATTCCCCATTATTAAAGCATATACGCCGTACAGTTCTTTAAAAATAGATCAAGTTCTTTATGAAAATCTTCGACTAACAAAAATACTTTCTTGGTCACCTCAAACTTATACGCAAGGGCAAGTTATTCGCAATCCGGGTGTTGAAAATTCTTTATTAGTAGTATTAAAGCAATTTCAATATACTGACGCGACTTTACCGCCAGACGGTTTCATACTCAATGGATCTTTATCAGCACCAAAAGATTTTGTGCCGTATTCTACAGGTAATCAGTACTATGCTAATAACCAAAATACAAGTTTTTATGACCCAGATCTTATAGAGTTTGATCAAGTTATAATTGATGATGAATTTTGTGTTAGGGAATACTTTGAACCGCCTGGAGAGGATAATCTAGCTTATAGGATTGGATGGTTTGTTTATGTGGTGAACCAAGATTTTGTTCTTCAACCTTCTTCTAATACAACCACAGGAGCACAAACTCAAGGATTGGTTTCAAATATTCAAGTTAACATCCCATCTTTAAAAAGTGGGGGAACTTATTTGGCAAATTCTTGGCTAAAAACCCCTGCATTAGGCTCTGGAGACACTCCTCAAATAGACCCGTATTATTACTATATTGATATCACAAAAGGTGTAATTGTTAATTATGCTTATGTGAATGAAACCTTTACATTTTTACCTTCTGAAGGCGAAACTCTTGCCAATAGTTTTACTAATTTAATTAGTAAAGGAATACTATCACCTGTGACTGCTGATAACTCATTAGGCATTCAATCACCTTTTCAGTATAAGCCACGTTTTACTCCACAAACATATTTAACATTTAAACCAACTGCAACATCACAAGTTGAATACTATTTCACATTAACTGGTCTAACACCTACTACAGCAAATCCAGAAGAATTAGTTAATGAAGGTGTTTTATCACGTATAGACACTTCTAATGATCTTTTTGTTGAATTTACAGCGGCAATCACACCCGATCCAATTACGGGAGTAAGTGAAGTGTGTCCGCCACAACAAATGTTTGTATTCAGTCCCGGCGATGTTACTCTTTTTCGAGAAGGAAATACCGTTGTTTCTTATTTAGCTACCCAGCATTTTACACCGGCTTTCACGCCAGGCATGTATATTCAAAATGGTATTCTCGTCCCAGGAGGATTTGTAACAAATAATGCAATTCCATTTTTTACTACAGGAAGCCTTCGTCCAATTGAAGATTTTATAATTTCTGAAGATGGCAAAAATATTTATCGAGTCATTCGATATTTTAATGCTAGTGATACAGTATTTAATTGGGACGGATTTGAAGTGCCAAATACAGCACGACTTGAGGAGCTTTCTGGTAATATTCTTCGTGTAGTTGTTAAATATATTTGTGAAGAAAGTATTGCTGCGCCTAACGGGCCTGCTACATCAGGCACAAAACTAGGCATTGCCCAAATAAATTTTAGATCAAAATCTTCTGATTTAGTGGTCGATAAGTTTATTTGGGAAAATACTAATTTTTCCTCACAAGTTCCACAATTGTCATATGCTACGGGGTCAAAAGAAGTTTTTAGTCCCATTGAATATGGAGAGGGAACTTTAGCATTATGAGTCAAGAACTGGTTCCAATTGCTAATAATTTTGGTGTTATGGGCCTTACGCCTACAGTTGTCACCACACTTGTTACGCCGCGTGCTACGTCTTTCTCAAAAGAATACAAGGAAGTTAATAAACTTTATGTAACGCCAACTGAGTGGATTCCTGGTGGTCGTCCAATTTATCGGCGTCTCCCTGCTGTATCCGAAACCTACCAAGTTGATTTTTTCGCTGATGGTTTCATTGGTTATACGCTTATCCCTTACGGAGCAGATCAATTTGGTGCTGGGTCGATGTACGTAGCAGTATCTGAAGACTTACGCTCTCTTCTTATTTACGATGGTGCCATTGTTTGGAAAGAGGGAACTACACCAGTACTTAAGGCAATCGTTAATTTTGAAGAAATTGGTTTAATATCCGGAAGGTTTTTAGTTGCATATCAACAAATTTATGATGATGCCCCAGAACCTCTTCCTTTTGCTGTTACCGATTATTCATTGGCTGGTTTAGATTTTAATGTTATAGACAGTGCGAGTTTTGTTTTTCAATCTACTGTAACTCCAAATGCAAACGCGTGGCCTTTTCCAGGCAAATATGCTTTTGCGCCCGCAGGTGGTAATCTAAGTTGGAAAAACTATATTGATATTGTTAATCGTGTTCCGCAAGCCAATAGCGGAGTACAACCGGGTATTCCAAGCGAATATCAGCCATTACTGGCATTTCTTTCTTGGTCTAGCCCGCTTCCGTGGAAACTTGATAGTATAGTTTTAAGAACATCTTTAACATCTAATTTGCCGGATGCTTCATTGTATTATAAAGAAAATGGAGATTGGCAATTAGTGCAAACTACAAAAGTATCAGAAGATATTAATGGATTTTTTTGGAATTTTCAAACTGACAATTCACCACAAAATGAATGGAAAGTTGAATGGCCTGACTATTCTAAAATAGAAGTCAAAGATATTACAGTATCAGGAGTTTTATTTGTAAATACTAAACCATCAACTGCAAGAACTCGCGCCCAACTTTCGATATATCCTACGAATCTTGTTCCAAAAGATGAGAAGTTCTGTCGATTAGCTATTATAAATGTTAACGATTTTGAGATTCAAAAGAATAGTCGTGGAGAATTACTTGTTGAAGATATTCGAAATATTTCAAATCGAGACTACGAGCCAGTTGCCAATTGGCTTACTACGTATTGGGATGAACGATTAATAAATATTTTAGAAAAAACAAAAACTTATACTCCCGGATTTCTTGCACCACCAACTTTACTAAAAGCTTCATATTTTGACTTAGAAGAATTTGGGATAAAAATAGCAAATGAGCCACCTCCTTATCCGCCATCTCCTCCAGAAGTTATTGAAACCTTATTGTTAGGTGCTTCAGTAAGTTTTTATCCTTCTTTGGGCCTTGGCACTTTGGTTGGCGCCACAGTTTCTTTCTCACCCATACCATAATTTCAATGGCAACTTTAATCTCAACCACAGTAACTGAACCACTAGAAGGTATGTGGCCCCAAATAATGAGTGTGGTACAGGAATTTGACCATCCAGTGATTTTCACTGAGGATTTTCAAGTTATTTTTTATGCCAAAAATAGCGACCTAACTTGGCAAGGACAAATGGCAGCAAAGCCAGTTCAGTTTGTTCCAACACAACTTTCTTATACCATTCAGGTCAGCCCATTTGCAAATGGCAGTCTTGGTGTTCTTGGCATTATAGGAGGTCTTCAAGATATTTATGGAAATACAGTTGACTTACAAATAGGAAATGACTTTAGTATCTATAATACTAACATACTACCTTACTTCAATAATCCTCAAATTGTGGGGCAAGGTTGGGGAGGAACAGATGAGAACAGAATTTTACTTCCCTCAGCTATTTGTCCAAACACGACACCTCCACAAATCAGCCTTCAATTTGGGCCTTTTAGCACTTCGCAGCCTGTTCCGCAATGGTCAAATGGTAACTTTTTTACTTGGGTGAATTTTGCTTTTAAGCCTGAAATAAATGGCGTACCATTTGTTTGGGAGCCGCCTTATTTTTATGCTTTTAGTGGTTTCGGCTTTCCATTTACACAATCATATCAGTCTCTTCTTCCGCCTTGGCCATCACCTTCTGACCCATCGGTTCTTTATAATATTTGCTCATCTGGCGCGGCGAGTCAAGGAAGATGGGATACATGCGGATGGATTCAACAGTCTCAACGTTGGCAAGGGCGGGCCCAAATTTGGTTATTTGGTAGCGATGTCTTTACTGATGGTGTGGTACCCTGGACGTATCCGGCAATTGCAAACCCAACCGGAGATTTAACTCCTTTTTCAATCTTTGGTTTCCCACTTGACTCTCAACTTCAAGTCTTTAAGGAATATCCCTTCACCTACATCACACCCTGATGTCTAAGCCAACCCTCTCTCCTGTTCAATACGAGCTTCGAAATGAACTTCCAATTGTTGTTTCTGATGAGCAAGCCGCACAAATTGCCGAAGTAACGACAAGAGTTAATAGCCAATTGGCGTTTGCTGCACAAATGCTTGGGTGGAATGGTGCAAATTATTGGGATTCTCTTACTACAACAATTCATCAAAAACGGGCACTTCTAACCGGTTCATTCGGAGTATATAACTCTTATACTATTCTTCCACTTGTACAAATAAGGACGTGGGAGCAGCGCATTTGGACAGAATTTCGGCCCAATATCGCCATTGGCCAGCGAGTAATCATTGGTGACCAACAAACGTATATTTATAATCTTGAGGAGAAAGATGGCATTCTTATTCTTGATTTAGGCCAACTTTCTGATATAGTTATTGCATTTCTTGAAAGCGGTGCTGCGATAAAAGTAGATTGTCCTGAAAACAGACCTTTTCCGTTTAATCGCCCAACGGCTGAAGCAAGTGCTGATGCTTATTTTAGATGCTCCGTCGGTGCAACAACAAAAGAAAACGATTTTTATATTTTTGCCGATTTGGTCCTTTCGCCATTTGACCAAAATAATATTCTTCTTCCTTACAATAATTTAAGTCTATTTGCAGGTTCATATTACTATTTTGATAGGGCTGTTTATATTTCAGCTTCACGATTTAATCTAAGCCCATGGATAGAAGCCCAATGGATTGAATCAAAAGGTTTATGGCAAATTTACGTCCCAGAAGAAATTATTGGTAATGAAATTGCTTTAGTTTGGGACTATGCAGTTGAAAATACGAATAAAAGGGTTATCTCCTCAACAAAATGTCAAGTTTTACAATGGCAAGATCCGTCTGATTGGGGTGATGGAGGAAAGTTTTTTAATCCTGTACTTGACGAATACCTAATTACGCGTACTTACAATACTGCGGGATTAAATTACTCTCTTGGAACTCGACTCGCCTTAGGCGATAACGTTCCAGTTACTGATAATCCTCTTTGGTATGATGCAGGAAATGAAATTGTTTATGCCTACTACGGTTCACAATGGAATTCAGTTGGAAAGGTAGTAGGATCAATTCAACTTACTGGCGATCAAGCCCCGCCGCCTGCGACATATGATTTTGTTGCAGGTAATATTTGGCAAACGCCTGATAATAAAGCTTACATTTGGAATGCTGGAATTGAAGATTATGACTTTTTCTACTTTTTTCCAACTGGAATAGTAGATGGATTCTTTTATATAGATCCAAGTTCTCAAACTGTACAAGGTTTATATTTATATGATCCTGACAATTTTTATATTCACTGTCCTGACTTTGTAAACTCCGAAGGTTTTATTTTCTATAACACCAATCTAAATGATGAGGGTTTTTATATAAATAACCCATGTGTTTCAAGTAATGATTGGTTTGAAATTGAATTTTTTGGTACAACTGGCATCTCGGATGTTTGGACACTTGCTTATAACTCAAATCTTAATGTTTTAGCTGATGGCGTAGAAATTCCTACACTGTTTAGAACTGCAGATTATGAAATTTCATGGGGGACTTCTGGGGATTTTCTCTCTGTAACTTATCGAGCTTTGACTGAGGTTGGAGAATTATTTGTACCGCGTATTACAGTTGGATCATATAATGGCGTTAATATTGAATATGTAGATATTAGTGATGACTTTACTTCACGTCCTGTTACTGTAACCACAATTCCTTATCCTGAAATAGGTGTTCTTAACAATTTTAGAGGCGCTTGGGGAAATAAAGGTGGTGCAAGGTCGATGGACTTTGTATTTGATTCGCTTGACATACACGGATATAATGAGCAAGAAGCATTGATGCTTCGTGAGGTTAATGAAGCAATTAGTTTTGATTTCTTACTTAATTTAGTAAGTGGAGCCACTATATTTATTGGAGATAGCCCACCACCAGCACCAACTGTTGGAGATTATTATTATAATAATGAAGTAGGGGCTCTTTCAGTATACTACGAAGATCGCGATAAACTATACCATTGGGTTGAAGTGAACTACCCAATCTCAATCTGTCAGATAGGAACTCCAGATTGTTCTTACAGCCCTTTGAAACCAATCCTTTCTACAGGTGGTTGTTTTCTAACTAACGGTGATACTTGGCAAGATCCTGGGAGCACCGCTGTTACTGTATACTACGATTCCCCCAATGGATATAGTGCATGGGTGGAAATGAATTGGAACCAGGAAACAAAACAAGGATGGCAAGCTGTTAATCCACCAGAGTTACTTCCAGACTACTCAGTATTAACAATTCTGCTAACAGACGATTTTATTACACTTGCCCCCGGTATTCCTTATACAACTGCAGACTACTCTTTCTACTATACTATTGAGCCAATTGCATGTACGTTTACTTTTGTTTATCAAGCTCTCAGCCCAACAGGAATACAAATACAACCTACTGTTTATGTGGCTATAAGTAACTTCTCTTATCCACCAGCAAATATAACTGACTATGTCTTTTCAAATGCTGAATGGTATATTGCGCCAGCAGTTCAAAACTCAGAATCTGTATTAAGACCTTGGAAGTCATTGTCTTTGGAGGTTACGACAGAAGAAGAGTTAGAAACCGATACTTTTGCAAATGACTTACGGGCGGATCAAAACCTAGGTCCAGGTAACGAAAATTGGACTCGCTCCTTTATTCGTCTTCCGTCTGAATATGGCCGTGATGGAAAAGCCTGGAATCAAACTCGACTTACAATGCAAGATTTTGCTTATTTTGGTTCGCCAGGAAAACTGCAAGATATGCGTTGCCCCTCAGAAGATTCGCGTCCGCAAATTTTTGAAGAAGTAGTTTTTTATAAGGAAGACCCAGCTGTTGGTGCAATTCTATTTTCCGCCCCATATCTATATTCTGATGTTGATGGATTTAACACTCTTAATAACTACTTTACTCAAGAAACTCAAGTTGGAGAGTTTGCAGATGCAGATTTTGACTTTGTAACTTCTCCTAAATATAGTCAATGGATAGAGGCTGATTTAACAGAATATGATCCTCTTCATAGTAGAACTGTATTTACAAACGGAGATTGGGAAGGAATTTACGTGGAACCCACAGGTGGGCGCCCCCTTAGTGGATTTTTAGAAAGAGATCTACGGGTAAAATCAATTATACCGGTTCCTGCTCCCGTTTGGGACGCAAGCATTTACAAATATGCACCGCTTTGTTCACAAGGACCCGAATCTTACGTTGAAGACCAAAACAATTTCAAAGTAGGTTATGCATATTTTGCCGCGGACTTAGCAGCGGCAGAAGACGGTTTCTTTGACCAAGGCCAAGATGTTGCATGGCGTGAGCCGCTTGTAGAAAACCAATCACTGTACATTCTGAATTAGATATGACAACACGACGCCCCCGCCGCCCAGTTGTGCCATCAACTCCTGTAAAACCAGTAGAAGAAGAAGTGCCTTTAGTAGAAATTAGCAATGAAGAAAAAGAAATAGCAGAGTTTCTTGATTTTGCAGCAGAAGAGTTACTTGATTTTATTAACGATATGGAAACCATTGAAAAATTCGTGGTATTACCTCCAGCGCCACCAGTTGGATTTGCCCAAGAAATACCAAAACCTCTTCCAAGATATGTTGAACGTAAAAATAATCGTACTCAGTATCGTCGCGGCTGATGGAATTTTCTGCGCTCGAAAGTAACCCACTTATTCAGTCCTTGGCGTGGCAACAAACAAACCAAGATGCAATTGATGCCATCGCAGGAGGACCGAAAGGTGGCATTCGCGGGACAATAGTTAGTGTTGATGACCCAGAAAAAAGAGGTCGCGTAAAAGTCATTTTTGATGACATGAATCCTGATAAGCCTCAAATTCAGGGAGCCACAGGTGATGGCGGTTTTGGTGATAAACGTCAAGGAAAAGCAACGCAATCGCATTGGATTGATTGCAAACCATCTTTTGATGGCAAACAACCCAAACGTTTAATCGGGCTCAGAGTTTCAATCGCTGCGAGTGACGGTCAATACCAGTATGCTGTTCTCGATGATGTAATTT